TTAATATAAAACTACCCCACCCGAAGGTGAGGTAGTTTCGTCAAATATATAGTTTACTTCATCAACATGAAGTTGTTCGCACCTTGCACAACTAGGCAACGCTCAGACAGTAGATGGATTTCCATCGCATCAAGCGCTGAAGTAGCAGCTCCAACTGAACCAGTAACCCAAGACTTCATCTTGCGGTTGTCAGTTTGAGAAGCTCTGTAACGAACGTGTAGGAAAGGACGCTTAAGGTTCTTGCCTAACTGTTGATCATATACAGTAGATGTACCAGCTGGAATAATAACTCCACGGATAGCCTCTGAACCAGCCGCAGCGTTAATACCGCCACGTGTAGCGTGATCGTTTAAGTAACGGAAGTCAGACTTATAGAAATCGTAAGATCCACGACGGAATCCAGAGAATCCTAAGTTAAGCGCCATATCCTCATCGTTCTCAAATACTCCGTAAGAAGTACCACCAGCACCGTAAGAATTCATAGACGCAAGCATATCATCCATAGCTAAGCTAGTTGAACGATTTACAAACATCATGTTCTCTTCAATAGCACCTTGCTTATCAAACTCTGCTAGGATAGCATCAAACTCAGCTAGGTCAGTAGCAGCGTTAACGCCTGTAACTCCTGAAGTCACGTTTCCACGATCTTCAATAGCAGCGAATAAACCTTCAGTACCAGCTTGTGTTTCTGTTGTGTATCCAAGTTCACCATCAACGTTAGTCGAGTTGGAACCCTTAATAGCCTCAAGCATAGTCATCTCTAAGTAGTCGTTAAAACGAGCACGAGTATCAGCCTCAGCTTTTAGGTACCATAGGTATCCTGATTGTCCATCTTCAGCAGCTACTTCAACCCAGCCAATGCGAGAAGCATCAGAACCAGATACAGTGTAGTTGTCTTTCATAATAACAGGCTTGTTAGAGAAAGACTTGAACGTTGGTTCGTTAGCGCCTTTCGTAGTAAGTCCGTCATAGTTGTCGCCTTTCTTGTACTCAGAACCGATTACAAGTAGAGTAGCAGCGCTAGCAACTTCAGAGTGTCCAGTTAAAACATCCTCATCGTAAGCCCTAAGACCGATAGTCGCTCCATCAACCGCTACAACCATGCAACGAGAAACTTTACCAGCAGTAGCCAATAAACAAATGTCGTGATTTCTAACGCCGTGCTTTGCTATAGCGAATCCGTCGCCAGCGATGTTTCCGTCGATATCAGTAACAACGGTAAACATACCTTTTGCTCCTGACGAATCAACGTTACCATCTAAATCGATAGTACCTACTAGTGAGATATGCAACCTTGATTGCTCAGACCATACCACTTGATCAGCGGTCATAGCCTCTTCAGCCCCTACTTGCGAAAGAAATCCTGAGATAGTTCGGTTTCCGAATACTTCAGCCTCTTTCTCCATAAGGTCTGGTAAATATTGCTGTGCCCATCCTTGTCCAGATGTTCCAGCTAAATCTAAATAATTTGAAGATAACGTCTGCTGCTGTGAGCTAGGTACGCTATTCAAATTTGTTCCTGGTGTTAAAGCCATTTTTTCTTAATTTTTAATTTTTATTTTTACTTTTAATTTTGAACTTAAAAGAATCAGAATCATCACCCAGCACTCTTACTTTCATTCCACCAGCTTCAACAGTTCCATGGGAACGTCTAGCGCTAGTGTTTACGTTTTTAGCTTTTGCTACACTATCTTGTATAGCATCGGCTTTACCTTGTTCATAAAAGTGCGAAGCAATAGCATCCGCGTTCATAGCAGTGTACAGACTCTTGTGGTAACCCTTAGCATCTTCCATCATCTCCTCGTTATTCAAAAACTTTTTGATAAAGTTGTTGATGTCGCTTTGGGCTTCTTTTACTCGGCCTGTATCCTTAACATTATATCTAAATTTTTTATCCCCGACTTCATATTCAAAACCTTTGAATTTGTCGTTAAAAACCTGCTCGGTCTTCTTGTTAAATCTAGACTTCTGTTGTTGAGCTACTTTTTGTGTCTGCTCTGACTCTTTATTGTATCGATTGAAGAAATCAATTGCCTTCTGCTGCTCACCTGTGAGCTTACTTCCAGCTTTAATCTCCTCGTAATATTTAGACTTTTGCCCGTCTAAGTAGGTCTTGGCCTCAGCAACTTGCTCTTTTCGGGCCAATTTTTTACGTTTAATATCTCTCTCATCATCCATAGATTCATCGTATGAAAATTGATCTTCCAACAGGAAGTCTACTTCATCTGTAGATAAATGAGGTTTAGTTCTTTGGTAGAATTCACGTAAAGCATCTTGATCGTCAACTTGCTCAATATCTCTATTTAACTTAATGTAATCTTCAAGATCTCCACCAGTGTCTTCCATAAAGTCCACTAGCTTTTGTACGTTCTCCGGTAGCGGCTTACCAGTTTCTTCGGCTTCATCGAGTGCGTCCATAACTTCTTCTTTAGTTACGGTCTCTTCGTCAGTTACCTCTTCTAGTACTGGTACTTCTCCTTGTACTTCTCCTTGCGGTTGTACTTCTTCTTGTTCCTGTGTGGACTCGGGACTTTCATCGACTCTAACCACTCCTGTGTCGTCAATGTTGTTTTCTTCAGTTTCATTGGCGATTGGTTTGCTTAAATCTACCTTAAGCACATCTGGGTTATCTTTGCTTTCAAATTTTTCTAAATCAAGTTCGGGTTGTTCTTCCGCAACCTCTTCTACTTGTGGTGTTTCATTTTCGACCTCTTGGATTACCTCCTCAAGATCTGTTTGATTTTCTTGTTCCATGATAAAATATTATATAATTAATTAATTTCCAATTTGTGGGGTGAACTTATCCAAACCCATTCCGCCTCCTAGTATATCATTACCTGAAGACTCAAACTTTTTAGGTGCTTGCTTAGTGTTTTGTTGCTTAATATTTTCGCGCGAGTTTTTACCGGCCTCTTTCATTCCTTCCATTTTCTCATTTGACTGCCTATCTTCGTCTCTAAGCTTTTGGTTAAGATCAAATTCATACTGCATCAGCTCTTTTTTAAGAGCAACCTCTTCTCTTAAGTGCTTTAGCTTCGTGTCGGCTTTTAACGCTTCTAATTGCTGGTCGGCTTTTGACTTTGCTTCATTTTTCTGCATTTCTGCTTGTGCTGCAACTTGTTGAGCTTGAGCGTTTGCGTCTGCTTGAGCCTTTTGATTTTCTTGTTGCATTTTTTGATCACGCTCTTGCTTCTTCCTACGCTTAATCTTAAGTAGTTGGTTGGCTAGTTTTACGTTTCTAACTTCTCTTATATCTATAGCATCATCTAAATCAATTAAACCTTGAGACAATGCTGTTTGGATATTATTTTCAAGCTGTGCTTTTTCTTCTTCATCTGGCTCTAACTCTATAAATATTCCAAAATCATATAAGTACAAGTCAGACATTTCCTTTAACGTAGCAACGTTATGTGCGCCTATTGCCTGAACAAACGCGTCTGCTGTTGGTGAGTATTCTAATATATCTGATATTCTAAGTGATAACGCTTCTGCAACTTCTGAAGTCAAAAACATAGAACCAAGAAGTATGTGCCTAGTGGCTACATTAGAGTTTGCTGCAGCTAGCTTCTGTACTCCAACTAATGACTTAGGATCTGGAACACTAGCGTCTCTAGCCTCATTAAGACCCGTTACATCACGGATCATCTGTAGATAATAATTGTATGTTTGTATTAAACTACCAATTTTATCTTGACCAGCCCCATTAGATATCTGCTGAATAGGTATTTTGCCTTGATTAGGATCACCTTCTGACGTGTAGCTTCTACCGATTATACTACCAGTTTGGAAGAACATGTTAAGAGCTTCCTGTGGACTGTAGTTAGTGCCATTACCTAAATCAACTTCAGCAAGTCCATCAGCATCAAGGTAGACTCCATCAGGTACCATGCGCGACATAACTTGCTGTAGCTTTAAATGCGTCAACTGAATCATGTCAGCAAACCCAGTAATTCTATTGACTAAAGACTCAATTCTACCTTCGTACATTCTTGGAGCAACTAAAGAGTAGTTCATCTTAACTTTATTAAAGTCAGACTTACTGCGCATCATATTTTCAGCTTTACTCCACTTTAAAAGCTTGTCAGTACCAACAATCATAGCTCCTTCAAATATACACTCTACCGATCTTTGTAATCTCTTGTACCCACCTTCTTTGTCTTTAGGTGGATTAAACGTGTCTGGCTTTTCAATAGCCTTCATCCCACCAGTACCAGTCTCCTTAAGCTTATAAACATCGTTCATATGTGTTCTGTAGTTGAAATACAAAACTTGAACCTTGTTATTATCTACTTCATGTATACGTCTATTCCCTAGGTGTCTTTTAGATGTCTTCTTGCTTATTTCCTCTAAATCGTACTCTGTAAGTGTATCAAACTCTCTCGCCAATTCGTTTATAGGTATAGTTTTTACTTCACCGATATAGTATATATCTTCAAAGTATGGAGATTCTGTATGAGAGTAAACCACGTTTGCTGGATCTACGTACTCAACAGTAGCCCCATCACTCCAATTAAAATTTGTTTTAACGCACGCTAAACCTAATACTGTCAAATCATATAGCATTCTACGACGAATTAAATCATAGTTACTTCCGTTTAATAAAACGTTAATAGCCTGCTCTTCCGCTAACTCAACAGCTTGTTTATAATCAAGCTGCATATGTAATTCTAGCTCTTCTTTAGTGTCTGGTAAATCTTCTTTTTTATTATTGTAAAGATCTATGTTAAACAGCTCAATAGCTCGATCATTAAATACCTTAGCTTCCATATCTTGCAATATAGATTCCATGTACTCAGTACGCTTGCTTACACCATACTGATCTTGAGAGTATGCCTTAACGTTAAACATACGCTCTGACATACCATTTACCACTATATCGACAAACTTAGGTATAATTGGAACAGGCTTCCAATCTAAGTTTAAATACGATAAATCACCGTTAATAGATAACTCGTCTTTATATTTTTGTATAGACTGCTCTCCACGTGCATACAGTCGTAGGTTGTGGAATTTATTTTGAGTACTACGGTATCTATTATTATGAGCATCCTTGAACCACTCTGTTTCGATAGCACGCGCTACTTTAAGCCCATATTCTGAGCTCATTTTCTCTAGGTCAGAAACCGCTTGAGAAGGAAAATTTACATATACTGACTCAGCCATGCTTATTTAATTATCTGGGAGTTAAATCCCTTATTATCGTATTTTGCTATATTCAAATTCACTGGTGTTTTTTCTACTTTAGCGTTTGGTGTGTATAAGTGCCTATTGCAAGCCATGATTGCTAAACCAGAGCTTATTGAAGCATCGTGTTTAGTCCTTTTATTAATATCAAATCTTGCCCAATCGTTAAGTAAATCGTTGAAATATACTGTACCATAATTACCATCACCTAAATGACCCACGTGGGTTTGTATATACATCTCAATAGCTGCCGCGTGAGCTTGCTTAATATCTTCACTTGAGTTCGGTATACCACCAACTTCTTTTTCTGCTGTAGACATCTTCTTCCAAGTTCTATCTGGTCTATTCATACTGTAACCTCTATATCCTCTACGGCGTAAATAATACAGTAATCTTGGTTTGTTGTTCTCCGCGAGCAATGGCATCCCGTAAAATACTAACGCCATTAGAACGTCTTCAAAAAACATCTCTGCGGTTTGTGGTCTTGCTATGTATTCTAGGAAGAATGTGCTTGAAGGCGCGTCTTCCATAGAGAATTTTGTTAATCCGTGTAAAGCGCCTTTCGAACCACGACCGTCAACAGTACCACTAATGTCGTAGCTATCACAGCCAAAAGCTCCAACGTGCTCGTTGGCGGGATATTTAATTCCATTTTTTATTATTTGTTTATTCTGTAGATCACTTGGAGGAACCCAGCTTACTTTGAACCTACCTGTGGGATCTGGATGAAAAACAACCTGAGTATCTTTTATGCCATTGACCCAGCTAAAACTTCCGGTAGTAGTATTAGCATTATATCTCGTGCCCTCGTTATAGTCTATTTGTTCGTATATTTTAATTAAATTAAATATACTGTTTTTAGTCTCATCTCTAAACGCGTGCTCTTCGGTTCTAGGAAACTGACGATAAAACTCGTTCAATGCGTCTTGATCATCTCTTAAACCGTCAGCTTCATTTTCCCAGTTTGTTACTACACCTACGTCTATCAGTTCACCGTCTGGTCCCAGTCGTTCATCATCACCTGGATTATCAAAGACTGGAAGTCCGTATTCGTCAATAAATCCTTCATAGTTCCATTCCATTGGGATAAAGAGAGAATAAAGCCCAGACTTCGTTTGTCCATTAGCATTTCGTCTTGATACGTCAGAATCATTAAATAGCTTTTTAAAATTATCTCCACCCTTATCTAATGCGTTACTGGTACTACCCATCATGCACTTACCAACGATTCTACTACCTAACCTTAGACAGGTTTTAGTAACTCGCCAGTTGTTTAATATGTTATCAGGTCTCTCCCACTTACCACTCTCATCGTGAACTAGCAGGTTTAGTTTTTCACCGTCATAGCTATTGTCACCCGTGTTCTTCCAGTCGATTGTAGTGTCAAGGCCCGCTATTTCTTCAAGCCGTTCGTTACTTTGTATTTTCTTACGAGTAAATTTACTAGCTGGAACTCTATACGCAAGTTCAGATTTTGGACGATCCATACCATCTTGTATAGGTTTAAAGAAGAAAGGGTAATTTATTGATATAGGTACTACTTTATCAGTAAACATTTTCTTCGCATCGGCACCAGACTTAGACAAGATCCCATATCTACTATCACTTGATATAGTGGCTAAGTTAACTGTTTCTGCTGAACTCATAAAAGAGAATCCCGAACGACGATTCTTAAGGTAGCACATTCCGTAGCATCTCTTATCGGCTTTACAAGCCTCCCAAAATATAAAGAACAGTCTATTGGCTTCTCTGAAGTCTGGTGCACCAACGTCAATCTTGCTCCATTGCAGATACATATAATGCGTACCTGTTATCCAAGTTGGTACTCCATTATTAGTAAACCAGAACCCTTCTTCTCTTCGCTTGAATTCTTCGTCAATATAGTCGTGCCACTTTTCTTTTTGCTCGTCTGGATAATTCCTCCAGTCGAATATGTTTTTAATACGAGATAGCTCTTTAGGGTACTCTGCTTTAACCCACTTATTTTTCTCGTGTTTAAATACGTCTTTAGGTGCTTTAGGTAAAGCTATCTTAAAACCTTGTATTTCGTATATATCACCTATAACCCCATTATGCGAAAGAACCACTAAGTCGTGCTCTTTGTTATAACCATACTTCCACTTCTTACCTCTGTTAAGTCTAGTAAGAGTAGTTTTCTTTATAGGTTCAACTATCTTATATAAAGTCTGTTCGTACATTATTTAGATCTACCCTCAGCAAAACCCTTGAACACTTTTTCTTTCTTTTCTTCAGGCGCTTTACCCTCTAAAAGATTCTCTTCTTCTTGGATTCTGTTTAATATCTCGAAGGCGTCGAAGATTGCAAGCTTTTTTGTGGCAGCGGCATTTTTAAGTCTATCAGCTGATATATCATCATCTGAATCAACAATAGCTTCTTTAGCTACTTTGATTAATTCCTCAACCGCTCTGTGCCCAGCTTGGATTATATTCTTCTTCGTCTCCTTGATATTCATATTTAATTGTAATAAATTGAGATGGTATACGATATAAACGCTTACCATCAACTACGAACTCACACTCTATATTAGGTCTAAAACCTACAAGAGAGTTTAGCTCTGCTCTGCCATCAGTATGCTTAACAATACCAACTAGAGGTTTTTCTACATCAACGCTTAGTTGGCTATTGTCTTTGATAGGTTGTACAAAACAATAACCTCGTGGACACGTCCACTCTTTGCCATGCTTGTATAAAAATATCTGATCATCATTTACAAAGTATTTATTTTCTTCGTAATACGATCTGCTGTTGCGCTCTCTACCCTTTACGTCATGCCAGCGTCTAAATACATTGAAGTGAACTATAACAGTATCACCTACTTGTATTTCTGTGTCACCTAACTTTGGTACTGACACAACTTTAGCAAGTCTATTGACGTGATGGTGGTTAAATACATCCGTATTAAGTATTAACTCTTTATCGCCTACTTTAGTAGTATTGTTGTATCTTTCACCCATAGGCTCTACAACAAAGTTGTAAAGCGCTTGCATTAATACTCTAGATTATACTCAACAGATATAGCCATGTTTTTGTTAAAATCCTTCCATGGTATAACCGCCTTTTCTTTGCGAATATAAATAGAGTACTTGTCTTCCTCTTCTAATATATCACAGATAGTATGACCACCGTAAACCTCTTGCCCAACAGCGTAGTGCATAGAATCGTTTTTGTAGTCTTTACCTATAGTAATCTTACGAATCAGATGGCTCATCTTCTTTGTAGTTTATAGCACCAGTTTGAATATTAATATCCTTGGTACCATATTGTTCTTGAAACTTATTCTGCATCTCATTAAGCTTGTCGTTACCTTGAAATAAAGCGTGTAAAGCGTTGTGCTTTTGAGCTTCCATTGTTCCAATATCAAATTGCAGCTTATTGATAGCTGTAACTACATTTTGAAGAGCTTTTAGATCTTCTGCAGAGATAGCCTCTGGCTTTAGGTCTACGACCTTTTCTTTCTTTTTTCCCATAATTATATTATATTAAATTAAAATTGTTTATGATTTACACGCTGTTACAGCTGCGACTACACCGCTTCTATTTATTTCAAAACTTTGATGTAACACAAAGTTTGTTGTTTTATAGTGACCAACTTGTAGTATAAATTTTTCACTAGCTCTTTGTTTAGAATATACCTTGTCTCCAACCTGCGGTAACGCTGCACTACCGTCGTGGTAGTAAAAATTGGTGCACGCGCTTCTTGTATTAAGCGCGCAAGCCGAAGCACGCTGTGCATCGGAAGCAAGTATTTGCGTGTAGTTTTTTGCAGCTACAACTTCTTTTCTACGCTTTACTATAATAGGTTTATTCTTACCTCTAGATTGAGCAGAGCTATTAGCGTTACCTAAAGCCATTAGTGACCATAGTATATGATTATACCATCACCGTACGCATCTGTTCCAGAGGCGTCAAAGTCTGTTAACTGAACACTTGTCCACCTACCGTATATAGTTAAACCTGCTGGAAACTCTACTGTGGCAGCGATTGGGGCTGAAACTACAGCATCACCGTCATCGTCTTCTCCGTTTGCTAAAAACTGCGTTCCAGTTCCTATGAAAGACACGCCATCATCTACTGTTGCGCTTCCATTAGCTATGTACGAAGCATCAGCAATTAGCTTAGCAAATTTAACAGCCTCCAGTGTTGTTATAGCTACAATTACTTTTCCTGTTGGAGCAAAAAGCTCGGTTAGACTTTTTAAGTGACCGCTACCTAGTTGCCCAAAGTTATAAGCTGTAGCTGTTGAATTAATTCCCATTTTATTTTTTTACTTTTTCTAGTGATCTACCACCGAAGTATGCACCAATCACTGTTATTAATACTAATTGAAGAAGGTCCACATAGGAATCCTTCACGTTAAAATTGATTGCACCAGCATCAATAAAGATCAATAGCATCGTGCATACTATTAAAAACACAAGGGTTAATGGCCTTACGTTCTTTGAAAGCCATGAGTCGGATTTAAGATCTGCTTCCCACCGAGATGTAATATTCTTTTCCATCTCAACTTCGTAGTTGGCTACTAACTCTTTTATCTTTTGTTCGGCAGCTAGCTTTTCTTCTTTAGACGTAGTAAGATTATCTAGTACTCCACCTACGCCTTTAACTAGTTCAGTAGCTCCACTAGAAAATATTTTACCAAGAATATTCATATCAACCGCGCTTCTTCTGCCTATCTTCTCTCCTTTTTTCTGCTTTACTCATTGCGTTACGCCTAGCTACTTCAGCTCGATTAGCTTCCATTTTAGCGTCTCTAGCTTCTTTATTTCCAGCTGTTCGCTCTGATGCCTCACTCATCTTAGCTTCCATTTTATTATACTCTTCATTGCTCATATCCTTAATTCTTTGCTGTCTTACAAGAGCTTGGTCGCGATTTGCGTCAACGTCACCTGAAGCTGAATAACTAAGGATTTCCTCTGCTTTACGCTTTGATTCACTTTTCGTGTCATCGCCTTTTATTGGATCAGTTTCCTTAAATCCTGCCGCTTTTTTAAATGCTCCTGCTTTACCGTAAAACGTAGAGCCCTTCATGTTAAATGCCATATTATTTTTATTTTGCGAATTTTTCTACACCGCTAATACCAAATGATCCTAGAACCACCCATACAAAAGAGTTATATACAAATTCATTAATTATTAAATCTTTACCTATTGCTCCAGATACAGTATCCACAAGCATCACCAGAACCATAAGGGCAAAGGCTACAAATCCAACTATTGCTTTTTCGTTCCATTCGTTGTTATCTTTAAATATTTCAAACATTATTTCTTTTTTTGATAAGCAGCAGACTTGGGCCTACCGTCTTTAACCTTATTCTGGGCTTTGTTTGCGCGTTGCTCCCATTTTAAACTTGGGTCTCCAACTTGCTTCCAATCACCGTTAACTTTAACCGAGTCAACCCCGTCAATAGTTTTTCTGTGATATGTAGAGTTTCCGTCTCTTATAAAGTCATCACCGTAAGCTATTTTACCAGACGCAATTTCTTGAGCGTGTTTACCCTCGTGTGCTATAACCTCTTTCTCTTGCTTACTACCAGGCTTCACGCTCTTATCTATAAACACACTACCATCCATGTTAGCTTCACCTAAAACACCAGGTTCTAGATTTTTTCTAATTATGGGTGTATCTTTAGAATTTCTAATTCTTCTTGTTTCACTACCTAGTTTAAAGCCTTTTTTACTCATCGTATACAAAACATGCTTGTGATGGTTTTTGTTCCCAAGTACCATCTTCTTTTTTTCTAATAGAATAGTTCTTTAATGCCTTTCTATAAATTACGGGATCAATACCAGCGTCTTCAAGAGCGTTGCTATAAGAAGCCCTGCATTCTTCCATAGTGTTACCTACGCCCTTTACGTTGTGATAAAGTACCATCTTTTTTTATCTATCTTTATCTCGTATCATATCATCTATAGACTTGTTATAGACTTTATCTGTGTACGACTTGTTATTATAAAAAATACTTCGCTCAGAAGTTGGTATATCTTCTTCACCAAGTAGTATGCGATATATTCGTGTCACTAGCTGCGAGCATTTAAACGACGTCTTGAATACAGAGTACTTAATACTAGTTCTGTTTCTGTGTCGCCAAACCTCTATCCAGCCAGCTGATCGTAGTTTCTCCCACCTTTTCTTATCCCAAGAATATGTGTAAGCACCCTCGATAAATTCGTTTCGGGTAAATCTACCCTTGTGATCTAGATATAT